AAGAACTCAAAGCTGGTAACTTCGTAATGCTGATCTCTAGCACCACCAGCCGGATCGCCCCATACCATAAATTCAAAGTTGGGAAACCTCATAGCCATTTCACTTTTCAAGACATTTACAAATCTATCCAAGCCCATAGAGAATGTCACAACCTCATGTAGTACATGCCAGGCTCCATTAGGCAATCTTTGAGCAAATACAGCAGAAGGAGTTAAACCAAAGTCTAATCCAATCTGTACTGGTACATTTTCGACAGCCTGAAGCTCGGCAGACATAGTGCTGTCATCGTATTCTTCCCAAACAGCTTTGCCTTCTTGGACATAAGTATACTTTCCTTCGGCATAACAACGCACCCAATCAAGGTTCTTGCCACCTAACAACGACTGATAATAGCCTTTAGGCAGATTATGTATGTTCTCGGCATCTTTATTTTCCTTAAACCATCGACCACCAGCCGATATATAGCCCTGGGCTTCAGGTATTTCAGCCGGAACATCGTCAGTAGGCACTTCAACAACACCACCAGCTTGTCTAAAAAATTTCCAGGCAAACTCTCCCTTGGGTGTTTCTTTCTCAGCTAATCGATAATACCAATGATCTGAATCCATCGGGTTCGTATCAAGCCAAATTCCTCTCCAGGTCGTGCCACCATCAGCCATAGAAGGGTATCTTCCCACACGATGCGTTAATCCTTGTATAACAGCAACCGGCAACTCACGAGCCTCGTTTACCCAAGCTCCCGTTAATTCTAAAGATAAAAGCTTGCGAACATCCTTGGGCTGATCTAACGCAAGAAATATAACTTCACAGTCAATACCGGAAGCATCGCCCCTAGCCGGTAGTTTTAAATGATGCGTGATAGGTGGTGACCAATGCAAGTTGCCCCAAATATTCTCAGGGAATAATTCCAGCCAGGTTTTAATGGTAGTCGTTTTAAGCATAGGATAAGAGTTTCTAACAACGGCAAACCTGGTATATCTAATGCCATCCTTCGGACTAGGTTTTTGCTGTACAGCCCGTTTAAATATCTCAGCACAGCAAGCGTAACTCTTACCCGATCCAACTGGTCCCATAATCCCACGAACAAAACTATTATCTTTTAAAAACTTCCACACATTAGGCGAGGTGCTAAAGTCTAGGTTCATCGCATTAGGCTTTTCCATGAGGCTCACTTTCAAAGGGCTTAATAAATTCTTGGGCTAAACTATAAGCTCGACTAGCTAATGAGCATTTATATTTTTTGTATAAATAAACTTTTAAACAATCAAAACCACAGAAGTTCTCATATTTATTTTTGCTTGTTTGCCATAATTTAAACTTAGGTTTTCTATCTTTACAAGTTGTGCATTTCATTTTTTAGGTCCTACCATGTTAATTTCAATTACACTCGGCTTCTCACTTTCAGGAGTTCGATCTAATATCCCGGCACTCTTCGCAACCATCTGCAACACACGCACCTTATCAATCATCTCAACTTCTAACTGCATCTTGCCACTATCACCGACCGGCACAGCCCTGATCTTACGAATAGACTGCAACGCATGTTCGGGTATATCTCTAGGGTTCATAACCTGGACATTACCTTCATCATCCCAATCTAAAATATCGGTTATCTTGGCAGTCGCTAATCCCATTAAAGCTTCAGCTATCTGCTCTCTATTCTCAAAGATTACATCAGAACCTTTTAGCTTCTTGGATATCTCACGAACACCACCAAGATTACCCATCTTAGGAACAACTCTTTTTTTAGAAGGGGATTTCGTCATCTAATTCATCATCCTTTTTTATATCTTCAGAAAAACTGCTAAACTTAGAATTGCTGGTATCACTACCAGGCATCAATGTTAAGTTACCTTCAAATGGTCCTATAACAATCTCAGTACTCATCTTCTCTAGACCATCACTAGCTGTAAACTTCCTATAGGTTAACTTACCCTCTACAAGCACAGCCGTACCCTTCTTAACGTAGCTCTCAACAACCTTGACTATGTTCTTGTTCTTAACAACAACTCTATGCCATTGCGTTAGCTCCTTCTTCTCCTGGGTAAGCTTGTCAGTCCATTTATCAGACGTAGCCAAACTAAAGTTAGCTATCTTGTCTCCATTGGAAAACTCTTTGAACTCAGGATCTTTTCCTAAATTTCCTATTAATAATATTTTGTTTAAACTTGCCATTTGTTTTACTCCTTATGAAAAAATGGAAAATAATTTTGTGATAGCCCCTCTAGTACGCAGACGGGGACCACCCCCCTAAGGTCGCTTTTTTGACCCGGCACATACTCTTTTTTTCTGCGTGTAATCATGCGTGTTATCCTAGTTGTACACATTCTAGATCAACGTCTAGGTTTTGTATATTTATAATTTAAAGCTCCTGGTCAATGCTTTGGTTAGGTCTTTTACAGTAGTAGCTGGCTTCTTCTCAGTAAACACAGACTTAAAGTAACTAAGCGTGTAAGGTGGTTGTATTCCTTCTTTCCTTTTGTACTTCAGTATCTTCTCAACAGTACTACTAAACTGATCTACTGATATTCCCATCCTGGCTATCTCTTCTGCCATTGCCTCTTGCCTCATATCCCATCGCCAGCTTCCTCGTGTTCCCATGATAGCATCTAGCATGTCTGCATATCTTTTTGTCATTTCTTTTGCATTTTCTATTATACTATTATTTATAGTTATATTATTAGAGTTATGTATAACATCTGACGTTATCTTTTCTGCACTACTGGTATAACATCTAGTGTTATCTTTTGTGTTATTCCGATCTACATGTTTTATAACATCAGGTGTTATCTTTTTAGCATTATGCTTTGCACGATTTATAACATTAGGTGTTATATTACTGCTCTTTAAATAACCCTTCTCGATAGGTGATAATAGACCATTACCGATACTATTCCAGGCTTCGATAGTTTGTTCACCGGCTATGTATGTGCTTACATCATTAAACACAGAACCATATGCAAAGTATTCTGTTTCATCCTTCAGGTATCGTTGTGTGATGCTTTCTACTAGCTTAAGTTGTGCTTCTGATAACCTGGCTTGTTTCTTCTCTTCCTTAACTTGTTCTTTGACCAGGACCTTCATAGTATCTTCTGCCTTGTTATCTTCTACTCTTGGATCTGTAGTTGTCATAGCTATCTCATCGGCTGTTATTTCAGGATCGTATATAACTCTCCAGGTTGCACCTTTTCTGCCTCTATCTCTTAATGGGTTCTCTTTTATTATCTTCTCGATGTAGCCCCATTTAACCAGGTTATTGAACTGCCTGGATACTGCCGGCTGTGACCTACCTAATCTTTTAGCTACCGAGTATTGGTTTGGATAAGCTGTGCCTGATACACCATTAACGTATGAGCATAGAACGCACAGCACTTGTAGAGCTGATGGATGAGTTAACACATACTTATCTGATAAAGCTCTTGAAGGTATCGTTGTAAAAGGTGAGGGAGCTTGCATATCTGAAACCATTCTATCTTTTGGTAGCTCCAGGATTTGCTTCCTAGCTTCTATTATCTGATCTACTTTATCTATCTTGTTCATCATGTTCATTGGCATCTTCTTCGGGTAAAGTTGTAAGATTACAGACCGGGCAGATATAATCATCTGATAGATCAGGTCTATTAACTATGGTTGAGCATACTGGGCAGTAAGTTTGATTCATTTAAACCTCGGTAATTAATGTTCCTGGAAACAATGCTTCGACCATCTTCTTCTTTAGTCGGTATACTGGTGTTTTAAATCCTTTAACATCCTCGACAACGTAGTAACTGATCTGTCCTTGGGGACCAATTTCATCGACCAGGAGATATTCAAAGTCAGCTTTATATGTGCAGATCTTCTTGCCATTGATGATACAATCAAACTTAGGCTGTAGTTTTAGGTCCTGAATTATACCGGCATCTAATCTTTCTTTTAGGTATTCATATCGTTTAGCTTCTTTCTTGCTATCAAACATAATGCCGTCAACTTCAGTCTTTATTGCTCTATATTTTGTCATTAGATTTCACCATTTTATCCAGGGCTTGAGCTATGTTGAGGTCTTTGACAGCCAACTGCTCATTAAATATGTTCTCATTACTGATTGATCCAGGCTGTCTTTTACGCAAGGCTTCCCTTAAAATGCTCTCAGTTAGCCCAGCCATAGTCCATCTTTCTTTCTTTGCCTGGTACTTCAGCATATCGTAACATTCCCTTGATAATCTTAGATAAAGTGGCACAACTTCCATTGTCTTTTTCTTTCTGTACAAAATTAATTTAATTATTTTACGTCTAGGTCTTGTATATTAGATATCGAACTGATATATGTATAGTGAACGTAAGTTGAAAGTTAATTGAACAAAGGGCAAAATAATGAATGGATACCAAAACTTAGAAAGAACATTGAAAGGTTCATACCAGCACAAAGTAACTGGTGTTTCTGCAATCATCAAAAAGTTACCTGGTGTTGCAAAGATTACAGTCTGTCATGCTGATGGTACTTTATGGGATCAGGTTTATGTTCAGAATTATGGCTATACAACTTATGGAATTATGATCGGCATGATCAAAGCTTGCAACGATGGCAAGGCAAAATACGAAGGCAACACACACAAAACTAACAAAGTATGGAGATAAACAAATGAAGTTTTATAATTGGAAATCATCTGATCAAAGAGATCTAGTACTAATGAAGTCTTTAGCCGTAGGTGGTGAAGGCAGAACTGGTTACATCATTGAAGCTGAAACTAAGACGGCTGAGAGATACATCAACAAACTTATGCAGTCCATACAGCTTGATGGTCTTGATTCAAAGTGGATCAGCATTGACCAGGTCGATGAGAATGCATTGTTTATCGACAGCAAGAAAGTGTTTCTTAAATTTATGGAAGTTCTGTCTAAGACTGACTTTATTGTCGATGACCATGTTGGCTATGAAACTTATCTTTTAGTAGGAGCAAACTAATGAGAGCAATAGTTAAAAGTGCCAAGAGAGTAGGGGAGCTTGTCGATCAATTTGAAAATCTTGATCATGTTACCTGGAAGCAAGTCGATGAGTTTTACTCTGACACTTACATAGTCTTTGAAGCCAAAAACAGATTAGACATAGCAACAGAGAATTTAGAATATTATTCTGAAGATGACGATGACTATGCAATATGGCTCAAAGATTCCAGGCAACTTAAAAGGTTTATCAATACCTGGGAAGGTAAATGCCAGCCACATAAGAATGATGGCATTCAATGGGAAGAACTTGAAACAATGATAAAGGGAGCAAACTAATGAAACTAGCATTCATAATCATTCCACATGAAGGACCAACCGGTATTAAGCCTTGGGTAAAACCACTAACTTATCTTATCAATAGGACTATCAATAAGTTTATGATGGATTTCGGTGGCTGTACATTCTACCAGGTGTATGGGCAATGGAAAGGGGATGGCAAACAAATCAAATCTACTAAGATCGAGGTTGCTGTTCCTGATAAAAAGCTATCAGCCTTTTTAGAATGGGCTGACGAGGTTGTCGAAGTAGCTGGTGTCGAGGAGATTATGGTCCAGCTTCCTGGTGGTGACATAAAATTTATTAAGAGGGCAAACTAATGGCAATTAAAACCACAGCCGGGCAAGAACATACCGGCACTTACTTTGCCTACGTCAGGGTATCGACAGATGACCAGGATGTTGCAAGGCAAGAAATGGAGATACTTAAATGGCTCAATGGTGGTAATCATTCAGTCGTTTGGTTTAAGGAAGAGGGCATATCAGGTAAGATAGCTCCGGAGCATAGACCAAAGCTTAACGAATGCATCGAGACAGCCAAGGCTATGAATGGCACTATCATTGTAGCTGACCTGGATAGATTCAGTCGTACCACCTGGCATACATTAAAGTTCTTTGAAACTATTCTTAAAAAGAATGCTGTTAAACTAGTTGTCTGCAATGATCCTACAATATCTGAGAACAAGCAGAACTTCTATATGAAGGCAATGTTTGCTGACTTTGAAAGGGATAAGATTTCAGAGCGTACTAAGTCAGGTCTTGAAAGGATCAAGAAAGAGCTAAGAGAGAAGGGTAGTATTACCTCATCTAATGGCAATCGCATTACTAAGCTTGGCATCCATGACGAAATGGATAAAGCCAGGGCTTCAGCTTCGACAGCCGTTAAAACGATTGCTGATAACTTTGCT